TGGCAAAACCAGCAAGTAGGACAGATCTAGTAAATTATTGCAAAAGGCAACTAGGGGCTCCTGTCCTGGAAATTAATATTGCTGATGAGCAAGTAGATGACTTGGTGGATGATGCTCTACAGATATTTCATGAGCGTGATTATGACGGACTGACACAGGCATTTTTAAAATACAAAATAACTCAAGCAGATATTGATAGAGGGAGAGCTAGAGGAGGAACTAATAATGCTGCTGGAATAACGACTACCACAAATACCTCTACGATTGATGGTAGTACTGTGACTTTTTCTTTTGAAGAAAATAGCAACTATCTTAAAGTCCCCCCTGAAATTCTTGGTGTAAATAAAATATTTAAATTTGATGGATCAAACACCGTAACAAATAACATGTTCAGTGTTAAATATCAGTTGTTTCTCAACGATATCTACTATTGGGGATCGACTGAAATTTTGACATATGCGATGACAAAACGATATCTTGAGGATATTGATTTTGCACTAAGCACTGAAAAGATAATTCGATTTAATCAAAGAACAGATAGACTTTATCTGGATATTGATTGGGGATCTATGTCAGTTGATGATTATATCATTATCGATTGCTATCGTTTGATAGATCCAGATACTCATACAAGAGTTTGGAATGATTCATTCCTAAAACGATACTTGACTGCTCTAATGAAGAGACAGTGGGGTCAGAATTTAATCAAGTTCCAAGGTGTTAAACTACCAGGTGGAATTGAATTAAATGGCCGTCAAATTTATGACGACGCAGAAAAAGAATTAGCAATAATCAGGGAGCAAATGTCAAATACATATGAACTTCCTCCATACGATATGATAGGTTGATATCATGGTATTAAATCCTTTCTTTACACAAGGCACATCCTCTGAACAGAACCTTGTTCAGGATTTGATAAATGAGCAGCTCAGAACTTATGGTGTAGATATCTTTTATCTACCCAGAAAATTTATGACAGAAAATACTGTCATAAGAGAAGTCGTGCAGTCAAAATTTGACATAGCACTTCCTCTTGAGGCTTATGTTGATAACTATGATCAATATTCTGGCGCAGGAAACATCCTTTCAAAGTTTGGAATTGAATCAAAAGATGAAGTAAGACTTATTATCTCAAGAGATAGATTTGAAAACTATATTACTCCTTTGATTGAAGATCAGGCAAATGTAAAACTATCAACTAGACCAAAGAGCGGAGATCTTATTTGGTTCCCTCTTGACGATAGAATCTATGAGATCAAAGATATTGAATATGCAAAACCATATTATCAATTACAAAATCTCTATGTTTATGAATTGTATTGCGAACTCTTCCGTCTGGAAGACGAAGTTATCGCAACTGGTATTGATGATATTGATAACAATCTTATCGGTGAAGAGTATGATGGACTTACTGATGATGGTATCAACACTATTCAGGGTCCAACACAAACACTTACCTTGGTTGGTTCTGGTGTAACAGCAACTGCAACTGCTGCTATCTTTGATGGTGGTGTTAGAGCCTTCACCATCACAAACAGAGGTGGTGGATATAGTGTTGTTCCAACTGTTGGTGTTACATCAGCTCCAGCAGGAGGAACGACTGCTGTTGGTATCGCCACCATGATTGGTGGAATTAATGTATGTAATCAGAACACTAACGCAAGTCTAAAATCGGTACAAGCAGTAAATGTAGTAAAATCTGGTGCTGGCTACACAGTCGCTCCTGGTGTAAGATTTAGTGTTCCATCAAATCAAACTGGAAGCGGTGCCACTGCAACGGCAACGATTGGTGATGGTGTTGTTGGTATCATCACTGTTACATCTGGTGGTGGAGGATATACGGAGGCACCAACAGTCACGTTCACTAATGAAGTATTTGAAACGGGTGTGACCACTGCATCTGCTGTTGCATATCCAATTGTAAGTGCTGCTGGAACTATTTCTGCAATTCACCTTTCAAACACTGGTGTTGGATATTCTGTCGCACCTACACTTGTTATTGGTAATCCAGAAAGTTCTGGTTCTGGAACATTTGCATTTAATGAGATAGTAACAGGATCTTCTAGCGGAACAACTGCAAGAGTTAGAACTTGGAATTCAGACACTAACACTCTTGAAGTTGGAACTGTTGCTGGAGAATTTACTATTGGAGAAAATATCGTTGGATCTACATCTGGCGCATCTTATGCACTCCGTGTAGTGGATAATGAACCTGCTGATGATGGATTTGCCGATAATATTAATATCGAAACTGAGGCTGATGCAATTATCGACTTCAGTGAAAGGAACCCATTCGGTATTCCCTAAATAAAAATATCTTAATATAAAGATATTGTAGGACTTAAAAATGTTTGAGTATTTTTACAACGAAGTTTTGAGGAGGACCATTATATCTTTTGGTACTCTGTTTAACAATATTACGATTAAGCACGAAGACTCTTCAGATAACGTCGTTAGCGTTGTAAAGATTCCTCTGGCATATGGTCCTACCCAAAAGTTTCTGGCAAGAATAAACCAGTCACCAGATCTCAACAAACCCTTTGCAATTACTTTGCCAAGGATGTCTTTTGAGTTTACTGGACTCACATATGACCCTTCACGTAAGGTTTCTACAGTACAGAACTTCACTGTAAAAGATCCTAATGATGGATCTATTGTAAAGAAACAGTATATGCCTGTTCCTTACAATATGCAATTTGAGTTATCAATCATGTCAAAATTGAATGATGATGCTCTTCAAATTATTGAACAAATTTTACCATACTTTCAACCAGCATATAATCTTACTGTTGAATTAGTAGAATCAATTCAAGAGAAAAAAGATATTCCAGTGGTGTTAGAAAACATCACTATGCAAGATGATTATGAAGGAGATTTCACCTCTAGAAGAGTTCTTCTTTATACTCTAAGATTTACTGCAAAAACATATCTGTTTGGTCCTGCAACCACCGCAACCAAGGATATCATCAAGAGAGCTTCTATCAGTTACCTCACTGGAACCGATACTGCCAACTCCACCAGAGAGATTACTTATACTGCAACACCAAGAGCAACTCAAAATTATACTGGAGATGCTGCTACTACTCTCGCAGCAGATATTACCAAGACAGCAAAAACCTTTGAAGTTGCTGATGGTAGCGCACTGACTGCTGAGACTTATATCAATATCGAGGGTGAGCAAATGTTTGTTACATCCATTAGCGGTAACAAGATTACCGTTAGACGTGGAGAGGATAAGACAGCAGCTACGATTCACCTTGGGGGAACAGAGATTCACGAAATCACTGCTGCTGATAATGCGCTTATTGAAATGGGCGATGACTTTGGATTTGATGGTTCGTTCTGATGAAAATGACAAAAAACTTTGACGATCTAAATGACACCTCTGGTGAGGTTATTAAACCAGAGGTTGTTGAAAGTAAAATTCAAAAAGTAAAAGAAGGCGTAGACGATATAAAAAAAGATTACGAATATACCAGAGGTAATCTTTATTCCATCATAGAAAAGGGGCAAGAGGCTCTCAACGGAGTTCTAGAACTTGCCCAAGAAAGCGAGATGCCTAGAGCATATGAGGTTGCTGGTCAGTTGATTAAAAACGTTGCTGATGCAACAGATAAGTTATTAGATCTACAAAAGAAACTGAAGGATGTTGAGGCCGAAGAGAAAGTCAAAGGGCCATCAACAGTCAATAATGCTCTGTTTGTTGGATCTACAGCAGACCTTGCCAAGATGTTAAAGGACGGACTGAAGGAAGATCCTAAATAATATGAAAGGGAGAGAAATCCCGAAGTACTAAGGTTACTAATAAAATGTCCAAGGACTTGCCCTCATATGAGGATTTTTTTGAAGACAAAGATAATTTGCCTTCAGTAGATGATTTTATTGCAGAAGAGAACGCAGAGGAACTCCCTTCTGTTGAAGATTATATTGAGATAGAAGAAAGCACTCAAACTATAGAAGACGCAGACGGAAATACATTCGCAGAAGTACAAGATATAGTACCACCTTGGCCAGAACTGGTCAGAATGATTAATGATGTCAGAGCAGACATTCCTGACATCCCAGAGGTCAAGTATTACGATAAAGAACTTGAGGAACTTGCAGAGCAGATTAGCAACCTTCCTGAAGTTAGATATTACGATAGAGAAGTAGAAGCAATATGCGATCAAGTAGATCTTGTAAGAGAGCAGATCAAAGGTCTACCTGAAGTCAAGTATTATGATGAACAAGTTGATGCTATTGAAGATCGAATTGATACTCTTCAAACTGAAGTAGCAAACTTACCAGAAGTCAAATATTATGATGCAGAGATTACAGCAATCTGCGAAGCTATTGATGCAGTAAAGGCATCCATTCCACAATTCCCTAAGTGGGTTAATGAAGTAAACGAAGTTCCAGACTTCTCATGGATTGGTAAAACCTTTAGTGTTATTGACGATGACTTTGTAAAGGTCAACGATACTATTGAAGGACTGAGAGGGAAAGTTCAGTTTGATCTTGAACAACTTTCGGAAGATGTTGAAACAAAACATTTCAACAGCACAATTAAGATTGAGAATGACATCTCTAATCTGAGTGAAAAAGTAGATACTCGTATTGATGAAGAGAAAGACAAGATCTGGAAAGAACTCAGATCATCATCTCTCAAAATGTGGGAGTATCATAAAGAGTTTAAAGATGATGATCGTAAACTAAAGAAACAACTTCTTGGGGAGTATAATACCCTCAAGCAGAACATCAACAAAGAACTTAAGGAGATTAACTACACCAGCACCAAGACTGATGAGTTACTTCTAAAGTATTTTACTGAGCTAATAGAAGAGATCTCAGGACTTCCAGAAGTTAAGTATTATGATAAAGATATTGACTATGTAAAGTCTGACATCAAAGGACTTTATAAAATTGTAGAAGAGATTAAGTCATCTCAGAAACAATTAAAAGAAGAGCAGCAGTTACTTGCAGAGACTAATGTTCCTCTTGGAGAGGATCCACCAGAGACTGATAATCCAGATCCACTTACTCCACTTAATCAAGATTTTGTAACTCTTGATCAACTACAAAAACACTACAAGATATTTGTAGAAAGAGTTCAATATCAGTTGTCATCAATTGGTGGCGGTGGTGCAGGATTCATCAAAGATCTTGATGACGTTACTTTTGCTGGTGTTGACAATCAATTATTAATTTATAACTCATCTACATCGAAGTGGGTTGGTATTGCTAGTACAGCACTTTCTGGAGTCCCTGATGAACTTGCAGAGGATTGTACAGGAACCAATTTAACACTAACAAATCTTTCTGTTACTGGAATTGCAACTTATGAGGATGTTAAACACGTTGATTCGCTTGGAATTTCAACGTTTAGAAGTGGACTTGAAGTTAGAACTGGTACTGCAACAACAGCACTATTAGTTCAAGGAGATGCGAGAGTAACTGGTATTCTCACGGTTGGAACAAGTTCTATTACGTTAGATGGATCTGATAATTCGATTAATGTTGGAACAGCAATCACAATTAGTGGCGATACAGGAAAAATCGAAGCATCGGAAATAAGAACAGTAGGAACTACTGGTGCATTTTTCCCCCCAGTTTTGACCACGACGCAAAGAGATGCACTTTCAGTTACTGAGGGTGCCATGATTTTTAACACAACGACTAAAAAAATGAATTTTTATGATGGCACAAATTGGGTAGAACTGCCTGGTATGACTTTGGGTCTCACTGTAGCACTTGATGGTTGATAAATAATAAGGAGTAATTACTCTTTTGATGGCTAAGAACGGACGCTGCCCTGCAGGACAATATTACTGTTACACTGATAAAAAGTGTAAACCAATCCCAAAAGGATTTAAGGTTGTAGGTCGTGCTGGAATGCTTCGTAAAGAAAATGGCCACTCTGTT